ATGGATAAAATCAATCTAACTCCAGCAGAACTAAGTAATCAACTGAAAAATATCGAACCTCAAAAACTATTAGATTCTGTACCGCCTGTTCACTATAATTTTCAACAAACGCCAATACTTAAAACAGATAATCCTATGGTAAAAGAACAACAGAAATCAAATAATAAACTTGATGCTATCCAATATGAAAATATGAAGTTAAATGCTCAGATTGAAACTCAGAATAAACTTATTGATACTTGTAATACAAAGATTGATGAATTACAAACTACCAATAACAACTTAAAAGAAATTAATCAAACTCTGATAGACAATAACAAGCATTATTGGATATATTCAACAATTATAACGATTATAGGTGCTGTTGTTGGATTTTTATTAGGGAAGTATTTTGCATAAGATTAAATCAATAATCAATCCTATAATTCCTCCAACCAAGGCAGGATTAAACCTATAAATACCTTTCATTCCTGACATATTATCACGCTCCTTAATATAAAAGGCAGAAGTCATTTTCTCATCTGCCATAGGATCATCAATGTCCACCTTTGCTACCACCTTCCTTGCACCCTCACCCAATCTATGCTATACTTATCTAAATGTAAAATATCGTAAATCAAAGGAGGTACAAGATGAAAAAATTTAACAAATCATTAGCAATCACACTGATCCTGTCACTTTGTCTTACCTTAGCAGCACCGGTTGATGCAAAGTCCAAAGTCAAATTAAACATAACAAAAGCTACCCTCTCGGTCGGTGGTTCGATTAATCTGAGACTTCTCAATAACAAGAAGAAAGTGACATGGAAGAGTAGTAACAAGAAAGTAGCTTCTGTTACGAAAAAAGGTAAGGTAAAAGCAAAAAAGAAAGGGAAAGCTTCTATTGTTGCTAAAGTTGGCAAAAAGAAATATACTTGCAAGGTTACTGTTGGTAGTGTGAGTAAGAAGAATACAAGTAAGAAGAATACGAAGAATGTGAAGAAGACTGCTGTCCCTACTGCTATGCAAAACCAAAAACCACCAGTGCCTACAATGCCACCAATACCAACAAAAACACCACTTATACCAAGCACAGCAGAATTTGTTGAAAAAGAAATTACTATGAAAGTTGGAGAGACACATAAATTGGAAGTGAATTTAGTACGAGGTACATTATATCATTCGCCATCTACAGGGTTTATTAGTAAAAACGAAAAAGTGGCTACTGTAGAGAATGTAACTACCAATGATAATCATGCATGTGTTGTAACGGCTGTTTCTGAAGGAACTACACAAATAAGATTTTTATCTGGCGCACCAGAATGCTATTGCACAATTACAGTTATAAGTGCAGATGATGATACAAAATAATTATATAAATACTAGACTAAGGAATAAGCTCATGAACTTGAGCTTATTTTTTTGTATCCTACAAGATATACGACGCATCCTAAAGTATGTGCTTCGCCACTGATATTTGTCATAGTTAATGTTAATTTGCCATTTGAATGACTTTCAGAAGTCACAATTCCATAACTTTGTGTAACTGGAATTACCATAATATCTGTAATATCTTTCAACATACTATAATCATAATCAGTCCACGTTTCACTTTCTAAATTTTGTTTTACATTTGGTGAATTAAATGACACCTTTGAAATACTACTAATACATATATCTCCAATATTAGGTGCTGTAATATTTACATCAGTGATAAACCTTTTTGCTTCTGTATCTATTCTTACTAACCATTCATTATCAGCCATACCTTTAGATTTGGAGAAAAATCCTCTTGCTGACATATCTGTATAACCATGCGATGTGTCAGGAATAGTTAAACTTGCGCTATCACTTGCTACACCACATATAAGTTTACCGTTATAAAACGTAGACTGGAAACTTATTCCCTCTAAGTTAAAATCTTTATCTGTTAGATTACCATAAGCAGTTAAAAAAGATGATTTATTTTCTTCACCATAAAAACCATTTCCATCAATATGCCAAGAACCAATATCACCACTTGAAGAACTGATTTTGCCTGCAAACGCAGCATTACCATTTTGGTCAAAAGTAATACCACTTGTATCACTACCAATTCTCAAACAACCTAAACCATCCGAATTGAAATCAAATAATGACTTTCCGTTACGTGATAAAACCATAGATGGATTTTCGGGTTTGATAGCAATCTCGCTAAGAACCTTTCCGTTACTGTCCTTTTTGACCATTGTGAAACCATTCTTGTCAATATAGTAATTTCCAGAATCATTCATGATGCGAAGCTGTTCTGACATAACAAGATCACCGATCAACACTCCTGCATTGATACCATAATCCCATTTATAAGTCTGATCCATATCATCAAAATAACTGATCTTGCCAATCGCAGCACAGGTATGTTCCCAACTATCCTTTGTAAACGCAAGAAGATTATTTGTCATAGCAAGCTGTTCAGGTGCAAATTCATTTTTAACATCATCCCATTCTCTGCCCTTAAAACCATATTTGTTCCATACAAAATCAAGATTGTCAGAAGATTTGATCATAGTATTTGCAATATCAAGACCATTTTCTTTCATATTTTGGAATTGCTGATTTGCTTTACTGCCTTTGTCAGCCTGTCGTGCCACATAACTATAACTGCTTGCCATAGAGGAAGCCTGCTTGAGAATATCTTTTACCTGATTTACAGAAGATACTTTATTCTTAATCGTATCAGAGAATTCCACAGAACAGTGCGAGAGATCTGAATAATCAAAAGAAACAGTAATAATTCTCATTGTGTAGATATCTTCATCTACACGAACACGAATATAATTACCTAATTTAAATTTGTCCCAAAATGGTTCAAATTCTTTTAATGTAAGAAGATTTGCTATTGTAGCAGTAGTAGAATAATTCACCTTGCAAGCTTTCTCTATTTCTATATTCGCTTGTTTGAGTAATTCTTCCACGTTTTCCATCAATACACTTTCAGGTTGGTCTTCTCCAATAAAATTATCATTTTTATATGTATCAGTACGTCTAAAAGTGCAAAGCTCAATCCATAGATCCTTACCCCCTAATGCATTTTCTACTCTTGTTAGAAAGTTTTGTAAATCACAATTATTTCTAATAACGTTAATCTTATTACTTAACGCATCATTCTCTTCTTCAAGAGTTTTAATCTTTTTGTTAAGATATGAAATCCTTGCAGACAAACATTCCATTCTGCGTTTATACTTACCGAGAAGAGAATCGAAGATTGCTTCTTTCGTATTATCATCTTTAATATACATTAACAGCCTATCCTTTTCAGTTGCATCATCGGATGCTATTTCTGCGTTTTTCTTAGAAATGACCTGACTGCAAGCTTCATACGCATCAAAATATGACTGCAAACGTTCTATACAAAACATCGTGTAATGATTAGATTGTAAGTTCTTTGTATTAGTTTCGTTATCATATTCTGCAAAACTGTCAGCATTATAACCAGACTGATATTTATTCGTTGTTGGATCAAGAGGTGGATCAAACACCATTACTTCTTCTTTGGTATCTACTTGTTCTAGCTTGATATCTATTTGCTGTTTTAAATAATAGAAGTAATCAGAGGTATATGTTTTGTTGTCATTTTCATTAACATATAACTTATATCCCTTTTTTACTGGAAGAGTGATAGTGGACGAAGTATATTCATCCTTTAACGTTATGCCATCATCTTCATATTCATCTTTGAGATAAATATGTGCTTTAAACGATAAGCTATTGATAATAGTAAAAGTACCGTCTGTCTCAGTAGTTGTGTGAATGTCATTTAATTCTACTGTGTAAGTTGGTGGGGCAATCGCTTTGGCAAAATTACTTACAGTGTTAGATAACATTGTTTTATTCATTGTTCTGTTTTGCAGACAAGCATATGTTATTTTTCCTGTTTTACCATTGCCGCCAAAAATCTCCTGGCATACAGATTCGGCAGTTTCGTCCGTATCATCATTTGGCATCATAGAATCACGATAATAGCTTATCTCGTCAATATTTGCACTTAATTTATCCCAATATTTATTGTAAGTATCTTGTTGGGTTGCAACATATTTTTCCCATTCTGACAACGCTATTTGTAAGTTTTCTGACATTTGAGACTTTTGATAATCAGAAAATTTCCATATATAATTACCACCAATCAGCCTACTTGCAATTCGATCGGTAATGATATCATCACCGCCTTCGACTTTAAAGCAGTTCTTAACACTATCTTTGTCACCAGTAATAGTGATAGTTTCTGTCGTATTATCTTCCTGACTAGCCCCTTCAATAAATACACCTGTATCTTCTCCATAGCCATCCACTACATAATCAGAAGAATTACAATGTTGACATACTCCATTAATGATATTTCTATGATCTTTATCTGCGATACATTTTGGATTGGTACAGTGTTCTTGCAGATCATAACAATTTACTGTACGAGAAAAATTATCGAATACAAATACACATCCAATTTCTTCTGCTATTTGCTGTAAGAAATCATATACTGTTGTGTCACTAACAGAAAAGGTTCTCTGAATATTTTTTATAGAATCATCCACATGACCTATAGTATAGTGTGGCATTACTTTAAATATTCTATGTAATAAAGATCCTTCTGTATTTGTTTCATTATATAAAACTGTCTCTACATAATCGTCTCTATCCATATCGTCATCAGTATTGATCTCTAAAGTTACATTTGTCTGAGCAGTTTCTGCTTCTCCGAGAGATACACCTGTAATCTCTTTAAAAATTGCACCATCGTCCGTCTTAGGTACAGCTATTTCAAAATATCCTTTTCCTTGTACTAAAATAATAGACAAATCATCTATTTTATCCCAAAATGGATTAAATACATTATTGTTATTTTTGTACAATGTAAATGATACTTCATCATTTGATGCAAAATGCATATCCGTTTTTAAATTATCTATAGGGTATATTTCACAAATAGTATTGAGCATTCTATCACATAAGAATACCTGATCTTGCTCAATGCTTCCGTCTCTGTTTATAATAAATTTTTCCATTATTTACCTCCTCTTTTTATTAGATTTTACATAATTGTCAAACTATTTCATAAGTTTATTCAAGCTATTCCAAACATTTTCTACTTTTGATTTGTCATATCCCATACATATATACATATGGATATGGGTATTCTTCTTTGTCTCCTTCAAGGAATTTATCTGTATGTAATACCATCTTTTGTATATTCAATATAGTGTTTTGTTTTAATGTTTATTCATTGTACTATAACCTCCAATTCAATTTTTAGCCTTTACAGCTATTGTTTATCTGTATATTATCTGTTATCTATCTATACTATCTTAGTACTCACGATAACGATTTTTCAAAAAAATTTATTCACACAAAAGCACCTACTGCCCTTATGGAAAATAAATAAAAATAAGAATTTCTTTTTTGAGTTTTTCTGTATAAATAGTCCCGACTTTTATGTGTCGATAAAGCATTTACTACCTCTTTGCTATGATTTAATCCTATATTTTCTGCATACAAATAAGGACTAGGATTTTTTTCCCAGTCCTCATATATACGCAAAAAGCCTTATTTATTCAGTCTTTTCGCCCTTTTCTACTGCAAATTCGGTCTTTTGTTTTCTTCCCTTATCACTCTTTTTAGGCTGCTTCGATGCATCATACGATAAAGGTTTATCGTCATTATGGAACTCTTTTACAATGGCTTTTGCCACATCTTTACTATCCAACTTCTGCACAATAGGAATAATATCAACCAGCTTATTTACTGCCTCATAATCAATATCTCCCCTATCAGCAAAGGTATTTACAGCATTTGTAAGAGCCTGTAAAAGTTCATTCATGTAGTCTGGCTTAACAACAAACTCTCTGACTACCTGTAATAAATCCTCAATCTCATCCTTCAAATCATTGTAATGCAACTTTCTGTATTCAATAGCTTCATTACAAGCATTGTCAAGTTCTGATCTCTCATCATCAGATGTATTCTCACGAATAACATCAATAACATTTTCCTTGTTATCCTTAATGAATTTATCCACCTTATCCAGACTAAACTCTTCTCCATTTTCAAACAGAACAATATTAGTGTAGTATGTAATAAGGCAGTATTCAAACATTGGCTGTCTTAACACTTGTGCATATCCAACCTCTTTTGATACTACTGTACTTGCTACTTCTACAACAAAACTCATTTTCTGACTAAGAGATAAGCCCTTTTCTAATACATATTCAACCTTTTTACCATCAAAATCATTATAAAAATACTTCTTGTTTGCCATTACTTATTTTACCTCCATAGCTTTTTTAATCAATTCAGACATTCTTGTATCTGCCATTTCTTTTCTTGAGGATGTATGTTTTTCCTCATATTTTGCTCTACTGATTGCATCCTCTTCATTCTTGATTTCTGAAATTCTGTCATTCTCATAGAATACAAAACATTTCTTCTTGTACTGATCCACACAAGTCCTTTTAAGCATATAGGCATATCCTTCATCAACAATACGCTTAACTGCTTTAAGATTCCTTGTAACAATACTCTGTGGCTTTTCTTCTGCATTAACAATTATCTTATCAAATGTTTTCCAGCAATCATCAATACTTCTATCACTCTTTAGATTGTGCTGTGCCACAAACTTTCCTACAATGTCTGCTACCTTGTCGGTATTCTTAAAACAATACTTCGGATATGGTGAACTCTTTACACTCACAAGACTTTTCAACTGTCCTTTATCTACCAACTCCTTAAATAATGTAGCAGATTCAAATTCAATTCTTTCAACTTTTGCCATTTTGCTATTCCTCCTTAAAATTATCGTGTGCATAACCGCACATTTTCTCGGCTTTATTAAGAAAATTTAATTTGAAAAAACATAAAAAGTTTATTCAAAAAATCTATGCTCAAATATTTTGAACACACATTTTATCAATAAACACAAACAGGCACTATCAGTTATTTATCTGGTAACTGTATAGTGCCTATCTGTTACCTCCACATTTTTTATATTTTCCACAATTATTTATTAAGATATGCCTCAAACACCGCTTACATGTTTACCAGACATTTCAGCGAACATATCTTATATTCAAACTTATATCTCAAACAAATATAAGTAGTAATTTATCGAATTATAAAATCTTTTATATGCAACCCAGTCTTTAAACTAAGTCTCTACAATCAATAGTAGTTGGACTGTATATTGAAGCAAAATACAATTACGCCTGTATTCTGCCTAACCTTGTCAGCCTCTGAGGGTATTTCCGACTATATAATACTATCTGTTTTCAGAAGTCAGCATAGTTTGCATATATCAAATAGTCATATTTTTATCGTATGCACGACTTAGGAACTCCCCTGCTTTCGATATGAATATCATATCTACCTATAGACCAGCACCATTTTCAATCTCTCATATTGCAGTCAAAACTTCGTGTACCTGCAACAATAGACACTTAGGCTCTCACCATATGTCAACTATATGTTTTTTCTGAATTTCTTCACACATTACGTCTATGATTTCTCATTCCGCTTTGGTATATAGTTTAAGTGCTTTCCCAGCATATTCGGTTATTTTTATGATTTATTATCATGCGATTATTCCCGTCCGTTAATTACGTGGCATTATTACACAACCTTAGAAGGGTGGGCACAGTACACTAATAACAATGATAAATGATAATTTATACCCCAACCGCTTTTATTGGAATTGTTAAACATCTGCTTTTCAGCTTCGCCCACTTGCAAAAAGCCATCTTTGACTTGCATACTTCCATTGACAGCACTCTGGAAAAATGCGTTCATAGCGTTTTGTGTCTGTGTAAATGTGTTCTTCTTTCCACTAATAAAGTTGAAAAGGTCAATTCCTTTTGTAACTGTTTTATATGTCATAAAGCCTTTAATCAAGGCTGCTATTCCATCATTACCAGTTAATGATTTCAAAACAGATGCAAGTGTTTTAAGTACTTCGGTTATAACACCGATAGTACCAGAAACTAAATCATCCTGTTTTACAATATCTGTTAATACACCTAAGAAATCAGTTCCAGCAGATATTAAATCCTTAATCCAATCCGAAGAGATCACTTCTTTACTCAGCATCTGAAATTGGTTATTGAACTCATTTTTCATTCCCTCGATGCTCTGGCGGTAAATCTCATTTTCGTTTGTTGCACTGCCTAAACTATCCTTAGATTGTTCTATTGCTTTATCTACTGCCGACATTTCATCAACAATAGCATTAAATACTGTAATTTGTCGTTTACCAGCCGCAAGTTCTCCAAAGTATTGTCTCTGTTCACTTGTTAATTCTGGGTAAACCTTCGCATAGTCAGAAAGAATATCATATGTAGAACGCAAATCACCATTCGCATCCTCAATGTTTACTCCTATTGAACCAAAAGCTTTTCCCAATTCTGCTGATAATCCGTCAATTTCCTCTCCATCCTCGTCTATTGCCCTCAATCTTTGTGAGATTGCGATAAGACCAGTAGACACTTTTTCCATATTTCTAAGCTGTGTAAAACCACCTGTCAACAAACCAATAGTCTGATCAATGCTATTACCAGCCTGATTCATTGTACCAGAAACACGCTCTAATCCATCTGCAAGATTATCAAATCCAACAGGACTTTGGTTTGATACACTATTCATTTTGTCAACAATAGACATAATATCCGATTCATCAACATTAAAGCCATTTAATACTGAAATCAGTGTACTAGCCGCATCGGAAGTCTGTGTAATACCATCAGCAACATTTGTCATTACAAGAGCTGCATCGCCCATCTGCAAACTGTTATCAAGGTCATAGCCAGCCCTCTTAAACTCTGTAGCCGCTTCAATCATATCTGAACCAGTTCTGCCAATTTTATCTGCTGCTTCATATGCTTTATCCGAGAAATTGGATAATTGCTCATATGATAAATCAGCAACCTTATTAAATTCAGTTAGGTTCTTGTCCAAATCAGATACAGACTGTATCATTGCTTTTAAAGCATTGGTTGTCTTTTGAATAATTTCGTAAGCCAACTGATACCGCATCATATTGCTAATAGCTTCACCTAACTGCATTTTCAGATTACCAAAGAATCCAGTAGACACACTATCTGTAGCCTTAACTTGTGCTTGTATTCCTCTAAACTGTTGCTGTAACCTTGTTAAATCAGTTTTATTACTACAGTTCTGCAAATCAGCAACTATCTGTTTCAACTCTGCGTCATACTGTACGGCGGCTTCTCTATTCTGTCCCATCCATGAAATAATTCTATTAGTAAGAGTAGATGCACCCTGCATAGTTGCCATATCAGCATTTAGATTCTTTTGTTCTTGTGAAGTAACTTGATACTGTTTCTGTAAACTCTTCAAAGAAGATACCATCTCATTGTATTTTGCAATCTTTTCCTGCGGATCACTAATACTATTGATAGATTTCATTAAAGCCTTTAACTCTTCAATCTGAGTTTTTACATTATCAGGCATTTTAATAGAATTGAATTTTGCTTCAATTAAAGCAATTTCCTGTGGCATAGTTGCTAAAGTATTCTTCATAGCTTCTAATGAGCTTGCATGAGTACCCTTTGCAATTTCTGCATTGAAAGTCTGATATTCGGTTCTTGCCAAATGCAAATAACTTTCTAACTGTTTAATATCATCTAAAGTGGATGCATTGATAGATAAATCATTGAACGATTTCTGATTATCAGAATTTAAAGAAATACCAGCCTTTTCAGCCTGTGTATTAAGAAGTTTCATCTGTGCAATCAATTCCTGTTTCTTACGGATAACTTGATTGTCAGATTCCATCTGTCTTTGATTAGCTTTTACTGTAGCTTCAATGTTCTGTGATAATGATTTCTGACCTTCAGACCATTTTACAATGCTATGTTCTACACCATTCGCATCATACCACTTACCAACAGACTGTAATTTTAATGTAGCATTTGTTACCTCATTAAGTTCATTCCTATAAGTGAGTAATGCTTTTGTAGCCTGTCCATTATCATCTACATTGATTTTATATTTTACTAACTGACCCTTATTATTGGTGATGTCTGCAACGATTTTATTGATTTCTGCTTTAACCGCATTTGCATCTGATAAATCAAACTGAAAAGGTATTTTAACACCTGTTGCATTGATTCCAGATTTCATCTGCTGATTTATAGCATTTTGCTGTTGCTTGATTGCGGAAGTGTCAATATTGACTATTCCCACATTGATTTTAAGATTCTTAGAAATGTCATTCAACTGCTGTTGAAGTTTGTTTTGTGATTTTGTTATATCTAAACCACCAGTCACACGAATAGTATCGCTATCAGATAAATTTTTCGCTATCTGTTTAAGCTGATTACTCATTTTGTTCTGTGTAGCCGTTATATCCAATCCTAATGTAAATAGATTGTTATTAGCCATTTTATAAGCCTCCTTTAGTAATTGATTTCAATATCAATACCAAAGTAATTTTCTTTGTTAAAACGTTCTATGGCATTTTCCAGGAAGTGACCTCCTTCCCTATAGCCAAAATTTTCAATATCCCTGTGCCAGTCATTAGACACATGATACCCTTCATTCATCAGTAGGATTGAGTTGATTTTACTATCATGCCATAATGATTTATGAAATGCAGTATCATCATAATTGATTTCTATTTGAAGTTTATTACCAGAAGTGCTTACTCGTACCAAATCCTCCGCATATATAGAATTTCGCATGTCATAAGTTCTTTGATATATTATAGGTGAGTATAAACTATACCATCTGTCGATTTCCTCTTGTAAAATCTTCAAGAATCGCTTTGCTTCATACTTCATCTGCTTCTCTAAAGTTCTTCCATTCGGCAATGTCAGCTTCATAATATCAATATCCAGATTATTACTCATTCTCTGCTCACTCCTTTCTGTGAAATTTTAACAAATACAGGTATTGATATTTTAGCAATAATGTACATTGCTTTCTTAATTGGTTTTGTGATATAGTTATAAGGATTTATTATATCATTTTGTCAATTAAGTTCTGTATATTGAGACTTACCATTGCAAAAATCTTCAATTATTTTTATCTGGTTCGTGTTTAAGTCATAATCCCCAGACAGCCATTGCGACAATTGACTTGGATAAATCCCAACTAAAGAAGCCAGATACTTTTTCTTTATGCCATAGCGTTTCAGATACTCTTTGGCTCTTAATTGTAAATCCATATCAAAAGTCTCCTTTCTTTAATGATAATTCCGTGAGATCAGAAATAAAGTACCGATAATTCGGCTATTATGAAATAAATTTCAAAAATCTTTAGTTCTTCTCCCTATATAATTTTTGTAAAAATAAAATCAGAGTACCAAAGTTCCCTTATTTTCTAGGCTTTTTTGATACTCTGTTTCTTATTCAAAAATATTAAATTGCTTTTTTATCTGCTATGGCAGCAGACTTATTTTTATCATTATTTCTATCAACACATATTTTATGATACTTACTCTTACACTTATCACTACAGGTCTTTTTATTTCTATCCTTAATAAATTGCTTACCACATACAACACATTCCGATAGTTCCTTATCTTCATTATATGCCTGTAAATATATTATCGGATTGTAAATATCTTGGACTGTAAATAACACCTCAGTATTATCTTCTTCCTCAATATCAAGATTTATACTGATTTTGTTTTCATCAGTTTCAATCTGAATACCGCTACTCATAAACCTTGCAAAACTTCCTGCGTAAGATTTAGCACCGACCATTTCCATAATCTTATTCATATTATAGGATATGTCGATTTTCTTCTTTTTACCATTTGGCTTAATCATAGTGTTGTGCTTTTTCCTTGTGATATAGAATGAACCATCTTCTTTTAATCGTCCCGACTGTTTAGCATACTTATAATGACACAATAACACAAATAGCAACCCAATATCATTCTGATAATATGAACCATTTTTCTTTGTCTGAAGGACTGCTCCCATATAATCCATATCCGCTCGTGTTATATCAACACTCTTTCGCTCCATCTTATCAGCAATCATCTGGTCTAATTCATCATTACCTCTAACCGCTTTTTTATAACACATTCTTGGTCTTTCCTTTAGTGTTATACCAGTTTTCTGATTCTGATTAAGATTATCTACAATCACATTACCAAAACACTTCCACAAAATATCCTTGCTTGTGGTATAAAAGTCACCTTTGTTATATTCCATATCAATTATGTAATTAACTGCAAGATTAACATTGAATATACCATTTTTATCCGTGAAAATATCCTTAATCTCTTTGATACAGTAATAATGAAATACATCATACTTAGCTGTTATCTCTTTGGTATCTGTGTTTTTCCTGTCTATTTCCTTTTTAACATCTTGACATAACTTCTGTTTTGCTTTCTTCCTGCTGTTCAAGACATTATATGCTTTCAAATATCTTTCATCTGTTCTATCGACTTCAAATAATGGCTTGCTATTCTTCCCGACAGAATTATTCATCAACTGCCTGTAATCAAATTCTTCATCAGTTCCTATTTCATATTTATAATGCTTGCTACCGACTGTTTTATCAATGTATTGTGCAATTCTATCCATTGGACTATCTGTGTATTCAGCAAGATTAGATTTTTTACCTTTGGCATATTTGAAAAATTGCGGATATTTAATCTTCTGTGGCTTGAATTTTTCTCTTATATCCTCTGGTGGAACTAATTCTTTATACAACTTCTGATATTCGCCTATGTCAAGATTCTTACCAGTCTTAGGAAAATCTATTGCATAATTTGATAATGCACATATGACATTTATCATATCATCATACATAAGCGGATTATCTGCTAACTCAGGAACATTCCACAGCTTTGTAATAGCATTACTTGATTCACCTATGATATTATTGCTAAAACCTTTAACCAAAGTGCTGTAAATTGCCTCATTCGTTATCTGCTGTGGCTCTGCTTTCTGCATATCATAATATAATGGCTCTTGTGGTAATGATTCTGCTGCTTTCAACAATGCTTTGTCGGGGCATACTAAAATCTCGTCACCATCCCAATCACATTGTAATGACTTGGAAATTAAATCATGGGAGCTTACAACTGTGTCACTCTCCATATATCCAAACCATTTATTGCATTCATCAGAAGATACTAACTTTCGTCTTGGATATTCATATCTTGATAAGTGTGGACTTCTAAGACATAATACTTCTTCCACATCTTCACATTCAGCATAATATTTGTTATACACACAATTCTCTGGAACTAAGCCTTGCGGGTCAGTATTACCAATAAACAGATATTCACAAAAAGCATACATATCTGGTGCAACATAACTGTAGTAACCTCTCATTGGAAGTTTACCGCCCATATATGCCCTTTTCTTTGCTTTGAATAGACTTTGTACCTTATTCATAATATGTTTATCGTGAATAAGTGGAGGGTATATATCTAATGCCTTTGCAATATAATAATTGGCTCTTTCAACATTTGTATCTACTGTCTGTGATTCCTGCTCTTTAGTCTCTTCGTCTGTATCATCATTTGTCACTTCATCAAGTGTCAATCCTAGCTGTGACTTCATATAATCAAAATCTGTTTTCAGCTTAGTTAAATCTTCAATAGCAGACTTACACAATTCTGTAATATCGGTATTATATGGAAGTGTCTGTAAAAATTGATATGAGAATGTGACCTCTTCTTTAGGAGTATTCGCATAAGAATTGATAGATAATTCCAGATTATTTTCCTTGAACTTAGTCTTGTAATCTTCCCATGAGTTATACTGTTTCCACATCTTCAACTGACTTGTTGTAATGATGTACCTTATATCTTCCTCTTCTACATCATGCGGTGTTCCCCACGGATCAACCAAAACACTATTATTTGATACTTCATGTGTAAACAGTCTAAAGTCAAATGGGAACATAGCACCTTTGATATAACCGCCCCTTATCTGACAGCTTGAAGGTAATTCGCCTGGAATAAACATACCAGCACCATCCGTATGCTCAATAGAAATACTCTTTGTCTGGTATTCTTTCGGTATATCATTTACATAACATTGTCCGTTATTATCTGTCTTAATATCAATATACTTAACCTTGTCTGTAACAACAGTTTCAAAACCTTCTACAACAATACATCGGTCAATATCTATTACTGTTTGAGGTTTTACACTTGATGATAAAGATAACGCATTATATGACAAATACTTTCCTACATTCATACCACCATTAGCATTGATACTTTCAGTAGTCAATCCTACCATCAAAAAACCTTTGTGCTTTTCAAAAAAATCTTTCCTCATAAGAGTAACAGTAACATTTCTGACCTGTCCTGTTGTGGCAGTAAATAACATATATTCTTTACCACCGATTTTGATTCCATCTCTTAGAATCTGCCACAAGATTTCATTATGGTTGATTACCATATAAATTATCTCATCCAACAACTGATAATCACATTTCTCACACTCTCTATCAGCTAATGCAAGTCTGACAATATCATTCTCAAATATTGCAATCTCATTTCTTTCATTCAAGTATTTATCTGATACTTCTCTGACAGATTTATTATTATGAATGACTTCTAATAAATCTGCATTCTTTTTCTTCTTGTCATTATAAATCTCATTCTCTTCATCTGTTAATGCTTTGAATGTATTTAATTTATATATCCTTACTCTTCCTGCTTTAACGTGTCCTATAATACTCTACCACCTTTCGTAAAAATGTCTTTCTATATATAATATTCTCCATCTGACTTCTGATTTTGCGCAAAAAAATACCAACCATCGAATATTGACGGTTGGTAAAAATTTATTTAAATATACTGTATATTGATGCGATACTTCCAACAAATCCCACAATTCCACATATTACGCTAACCCATTTTCTTCGTGTTAGCTTATCTTGTATATCTATTAAATGTCTATCTTTTTCATATAAAATTCCATCAGTATAAGCATTCAATCTGATTAAATATTCCCTAATTTTCCTAGCATCACCTTTTCCCGATTTATTTCTAACATTTTCAATAACCTCATTCATTTTTTCATCATCAAATTTGTACTCATCCTTGAAAGAAGTAATTATCTTATTCAATTTACTAACAACAACCAAGTCCCCCTCTAATTTTATTTTTTGTTCAAGTTCTTGACACAATTCAATAATGGAACTATTCTTAAATCCAAACATATGTTTTCTATATACTTCGAAATCATTGCGTATTTCACTAAGTATGTCTTCATTTTTTTCAAACTCTAATGATTTTCGAGCTGCTTTAAAAAACTTCTGTTTTGTATATTTACTTCCTATCCACATACTCAAAAAAAGTACAATTAAAAATACCCACAAAAGAATGACACCTATTGCTAACAAAAAATCTGTATATTGTAGTAATTTTTCCATAAATATTTACTCCTTTGTTATCTATTATAGAAAAATTATATCACACTTAATGTTCGATGTATATGTGTCTACTTTTCCAAGCTACGGTGATATTTCCAACCGCAAAACTATTTCGCTGCACATAGGGTTTTTATAGTGGCTACCCACCACTTTATTCAGATAAAAATATGGAGATTTGAATCGACAGTTTCATCCGATTTTCAAAAAAATATCTTGCCTACACAGGCACAATATTGAAGGTCGCTTTTTCAAAAAATGTAATTTTACTTCACAATCTGCATAAATGATGGCTTATTGCTCAATTTTGCAATTTTTCTAGTTTGATTATCTATCACAATGCCATTTTCACGATCCACACTATACGAACCTATATTATTATCTTCGCAGAATTTTTCCGCAAAGGTAACACCAGTTTGTCGCTGATACATGGCACTCATGCAACTCATATAGAATACTGTCAATTTTCTTAACTTTCGATTTTCATAATCCCATAGCAAATCAAATACACCATCACGACCAACTGCATTATCAAGTCCTCTTTCACGCAACACATCCATTGTGAAAAAGTAGTCTTTGCATCCCCATTTATCCCCATCATATTCCTTATCTATCGGGAAAATTTTAATCAGATTTTTCAGCTTGATTCTTCCAATAAGACCAAATAAAGCATCTATCATATTAAAGGCTGTTTGTTTCACTTCAAATGGGGTCTGATATGCGTTATCCAGTCTGTGATTTGCAGAATCAATATCAATCGCATAATTTATGTACTTCACACCGCATAATGCAACCTTCATAAGTTCATCCTGTGACCAATCATCAATGCTGTTGTGTTTTTCAAATATACTTGTCACAACATTGTGGTACTGTCTGCACCACATATCATTTAATTTAATTAGCCTTGTAATTTCTGCTAATTCTGTCTCGTTCTTGTTGCCTGTTGTAACTGTAAATGTATTCATATAGTATATTCTCCTTCCAGATTTTAACGCCCACGATTTCGTGGTCGTTGATCACGCTCTGCGTCCAAATGGACGCTAACCGACACTAAGCAATCTTCTTATCCCTTGCACCATATACAAGTGCATCCGCTTTTCCTTCTACACAATCAGCAGTTACAACAACTTTCTTTGCACTACTCATATCAGGAACATCAAACATGACTTTCTGCATAGCCGATTCAATGATACTTCTAAGACCTCTTGCACCTGTTTTCTTTTTAATAGCCAATTCTGCAATCTTTCTCAATGCTGCGTCCTCAAACTCTAACTTCACATCATCCATAGATAGTAACTCCTGGTACTGCTTTGTTATGGCATTCTTTGGCTCTGTGAGAATATGTACCAAATCACCCTCTGACAACGGACTAAGTGCAGTAATAATAGGAAGTCTGCCTATAAGTTCTGGCATAAGACCATACTTGACAAGATCGTGCTGCTCAACCTTTGATAAGTCGGTAACTGATTCTTTCTTATCGGCAATATTAGCACCAAATCCAATAGTATTATGCGTCTCTCCCTTACCGATAATCTTATCAATGCCATCAAATGCACCACCACAAATGAAAAGTATGTTAGATGTATCTATCTTAACCGTTTCTCCCTGTGGATGTTTTCTACCGCCTGTTACCGGCACTTCTGATACTGTACCCTCGATGATTTTAAGAAGTGCCTGTTGCACACCTTCACCAGATACATCACGAGTAATCGACATATTTTCGCCTTTACGAGAAATCTTATCTATCTCGTCAATATAGATGATTCCTCTTTGTGCTAATTCAATATCATAATCCGCATTCTGTAAGAGTGTTCTTAGCATTGTTTCTACATCTTCGCCAACATAACCAGCCTCAGTAAGTGTTGTAGCATCAGCAATAGCGAATGGAACACCTAAGAATTTTGCTAAACTTTGGGCAATCAGTGTCTTACCACTGCCGGTTGAACCAATCATAAGAATATTGGATTTCTGAATTTCCACATCAGATTTTTTATTCTGTTTCAATCTCTTATAGTGGTTATATACCGCAACTGCAAGTGTTCTCTTTGCTTCATCCTGTCCGATAACATACTGATCCAAATGTGCTTTAATCTGTGAAGGTGTAGCAAGTTTCATATTAGTTGCGATATTTTCCTCTTCTTCATCATTGAGTAAGTCACTTGCTATACTGATACAGCTATCACAGATGTAACCATACTCACCTTTAATTAATTTATTTACTTCATTTACGGACTTACCGCACATATAACAAAATTGATTATTTTTTGCCATTCTAAACTCTCCTTTATTTATGAAAATTGTACTTATCAATTATCCCTACTTATGCTTCTTATGCTTATGTTTTCTCTTATGGTATCTATCCCAATGATTCCAATAATCACATTTTTCTTCTGCATTTTCCTTATCCTTAGTTTCAAATATTACTCCTCTACGAATTGATACAATATTCTGATCTGAAATTTTAACCTCAACTCTATGATTGTTTCCTTTATCAGATACTACTATTGCAGGTTCAACAACCCACATATGGGCGTTATGATGTTTCTTTTTGATTCTGTTCAAAAAATATACGTCTTGTCCTTCCTTAAATACCATTATTAAAATCTCCTTTACTCATCAATACTCATGCATATCCACATACGCTTGTGAAATTTCAACTTCCATATATTTATAATCCCTTTTTCTCTTTATAGACATTACAAACATTGGGATAATTACAGCTCTTAGTCTCTTCATTATAATATTCACAAAAGTAACCATCTTCGCAACCAATATCACATTCCATTTCGCTATAAATTCGCATAATTTAATATTCTCCTTCCATCAAGTGAAAAATTGTAAACTTATCATTCCGATAAATAGTGAGTGCTTATTTCGGATGCCGATAGGCAGCCGACATACTCTCTCTTTATCGTATGAATTATAATGTTTAATTCATATTTTGAGCCATTCAATGTACGCTCAAATTAAGTTTCTATTAGATACATTCGCTGATTCATGCGCTTTCTTTGTTACTTTCTTTGGCGCAGGCTTTTCAACTTAGCGGAACAGCAATCTTTGATTGCGTTGTGTAGCTTAGTAGAAAAGGATGGTTTCAAAGAAAGTAGGATATATTAGTGGGAACATCCCACACCCTGTTAGTCTGCCATCTTATCTTGCTAAACAAGTTCGCAATCTAATCTGTCAGCCTTTTTCGTTGATATGTCCTGTCACATTGCTTACGCAATATGCCAGTCCAATCAAACGAAAATCATTATCAGTTGTAACTTTATTTATTTTTCCATTCTCATTTTGGGTGGGTTTTCCTAATATAATATATTAGAGAATCCCCCCTAAAAATTTATACAATCATGTAATAACCTCTTTTATCAGTTTTCATATCATCAAATAACTTTTTTATTGTCTGATTATCTTTTCTAGTATTTTTGAATGAATCATTATTCATTCCTGTATCTTGTAATAACTCATTTAACTTAAATACTTTTCCAGATTCTTGTTTATCACACCATTCTATAATCTTTTGTGCATTTGTCATTTTCTTTCCTTCTGGTGGCTTTCTATCTCTAATCTTTTCAATTAGTAATTCTTCGGGAGTATCTTCATATTCGAATATTGTTCCATAGGGTTTATATCTTTCTTCGATCATTGAAGATAACTCACTGTACAGTGAATCATTAGAATTGTAGAAAGTCCAGATATGAACGTTTTCCGTATTGCTATAATTTCTGATTGCCAATCTAAATATATTCTGTTCAAAATCAGCCAACACACATCTAAGCATGACGGATGTTATAATACTTTCGTATTCCTTGTTATGATTTTTACTTAATGCACTAAAGAAATCCAGTGATTCTTCTTCTGACATATCCATAAGCTGCCTGTATATTTCCATATGACAACCGCAATATATAAAGAAATATGCCATGTTAGGAAATCTGTTCATTCCAATGTGTGCCATTCTGTATAAATCCTTGAAATCATTGAATCCTTTAAGGTTTCCAAAATAACCTACATTGTCAAATTCCTTTTGAAATCGTCTTAGCAAATCACTATATACTACTATTAAAATTTCACGTTGCTTTCCTATGCCATGTTTTAATTTATTTTTCAAGTATTTAATGATAGTATTTGAGGTTGTGATTGCTCTTTTATTTCCTTTACACATGACATTTTTGCTAGTGGAAATCTGAACATTTGTTATTAACATATTCAAAGGTTTATTATATTTTTCTCCTGTTACAATCTCCACATAATCAAGGTCATATCTCGGATCAATGTCTGCCGTTGCATCAAATACAAAAAACTTTTTATCTTGTCCCAAAAAGAAATGATTCCTATTATCTACGACCAACACAAATGAGCGTTCATAGTTTCCATATTTTTTCTTTACGGAATTAAATATTGCCCCATTCTTAGCAATCTCCTTTAAGCACTGCATATCTTTCCATATGCAATTATACTGTTTTGTCAAAGACTCTATATTGTCTTGCAATACCGAAAAAAGTAAATCATCATTTAGTGTTATACTGGAATATCGTGTATCTTTCCAATATATAGTAACATTAGAATCCTTCAGTAGTTTTTCCTTCTCGTCCATCTGTTCAAGCAGTCTATCCTTAAATGCCTTATACTCTCTTATTACAAACTCCTTGTCCTTAACTTCATCGGACAGCCCTTTATATAATGCCGCCTCGATTCTGGACAAGTTATCGCTGTCGATTGTGACAGTTTCTGAAAATTGTGGGCTTTCATCAAAGATAACAATATCTCTTTTTAATGTTTCTCCATTATAAGTAAACGAGAAAAGTTGTTCTCTGATATTATCTCCTAACATGAAATAACGCTGTGTAGAAAGTAGAACTATTGGCTTATAATGTTGCTTGATAAGTTGCTCCTTAAATGGTTCATCTGATCTCAGTACAATGACACTTTTTTCAAATTCCTTATAGTGGTATTCAATGCCCCACTCTTTGAAAATTTCTCCCCAATACTTTTCTGCTTCTATTCTGTCTTTATTAGTGCTGGACAGCTCCTCTAATCTCTTAATTGAATCCGTTATAACTAATAATCCTTGAGGTCTATGCCATCCACCATAAAAACTATCTCCAATGCAGCAATGCATAAATGTATGAATAAACGTTGATTTTCCTATGCCGCATCTATTAGCAAAACAAGTAACTTTGTCTGTATCTCGATTAGTTGTGATTATCTCAAATGTATCCTTGAAAAAATCCATTTGTTTTTCATCAAATCCATAATCAGGAAGATATGTCTCAAAATCTTCCCATGTTAAATTTGTCTTTTTCTTATTCTGCTTGCCATTTGCCATACACTCACACTCTCTTTCTGTACTTCATCATAGTGTCGTGTAAAGCTGACGAATCTTCAAATAAAAAAACCTTTAACTTATCATCTTTTTCCGAATCCTCGACTTTTAAAATCTTAAATCCGTTGTTGCATAGCCAGTTTGTCATTGCGAGTGATCTGACTATGTACATTTCTGTCTTATTAGATCCTTTATAAATAACTCATTCCTCCAATCTTATTCCAAAATATATTTTTTCAGACCATCAACACCAATGTCATTGAAAGCGATCTCCAATAAATCATTCTCTGTCAGTTCGCCATCGCCTACTAAATCCTGTAAAATATACTCTCCATCGTCCACTTCTTTTTCAAGTACATCTGCATTCAGTTCTTCATACTTTTTATAATATGTCTCCGAAAAAGCAATTCTGATTCTCTCTGACATTGACATATCGTATTTGTGAATCTGTAGTTCATCCAAAATATTTTCCACGTTATATCCCACAAAAGCGTATAATTCACTTTCGGAATTAAATACCTCTGCTTTGATAAAGTCGATATTTTCATTTATAACTGCTTTATATTCCTTCAAAATATCAAACACAACATCCTTGCACCACTCAGCATACTGTGGATATTTCAGAATGCTCTTATATTTATTGAGCTTGTCTTTCCATAGCTGCTCCTTCTGCTTTTCTTCATTGATTCTGTCGTTCAGCCATTTTTCTACTTCATCCAATGTCATATAAACTGGCTGTTTCTTATCATCTAATGGTGATGCTACCTTGTCTGTATATGTGCATTTAACAAAGAATCTTTCATTTGCACCTTTTAATTTATAGCCATGCTTACCTAACTTTTGTCTTAATATGATTTCTCTCTGTTCCATATAAATGTACCTCTTTTTCAATTTAATGTAGGCACACCACCAATAAATAGGTAATGTGCCTGTGATTCCGTCAAATATGTAATCAGCATCTTCACTGATAATTGTTTTAATAAAAGGGGATTTGTAAATCCGTTCTGAATTGTAACTATTCGCTTCAACAGTCGGTTGCATCATCTCATAGCAATAAATATCTCTGTAATTTATAATATTCTCCGTTTTTATTCGGATAAAATACTAAAAATTGTTTCTCTAAACTGCTTCTCTATCTCTTAAATATGTTCCTTTACAAATTTTTTCAAACGATCTTTTGCAATCTCCTGAAATTTCGAATCTATATTTGCAAAACCCTCACTGAGTTTTTCTGTTCCTTCCTCCAAAATTTCACAAGCCTTATTTTTAGAGATCAATTCTCTTGATGCACCTGGATTACTTCTCATACTATCATTAACAGAATAATTCAATGCCCCCTGTACTACACCTTCAGATGCAGTAATATCATCAATTCCAAACTGATTATTACATAAATAACGCATTCCTTCATAAATCATTTCGTTTGGCACATCAAACTCCACTGCAAGATTATATATAATCTCTGCCATTTCCTTTGTCAGCCCATACGTTTTGTACTCACCCATAATTTTTTCAATAATCTGTTCTTTTGTCATTTTATTTGTCCTCCAAATTTTTATAGGTGAGGATCAACTTTTCGCCGATCCTCTATGTTTATGTTTTGATGGAATGAGAACATACCTCATTAGGACTCCCACCTATTGTTAATATTCTCCGTTAGGAAAATATTTTTTACGGTTGCATCTCAAAATCAATTTCCATGTCATTCTCTAATCTGCAAATAATCAGTATAATTTCTTTCTCTTTGTCATATTCAGCATTTACAGATACAATATCTTCCTTATAAATCTGATATGATGAAATATCCATATCGCTACAGAAGTTTGAAAACTTATATGTATCTACAGTTTCCTCATGTCTATTGACATTCATTTTGCCGATTGTTTGATTCTGTCTTTTAATCTTAAGCACTACAGAACAACAATCATTCATAATTGCATACCATTCTGTATCTGTAATATCTGTTCTTCCATTTGCAGCCTTAATAGCTTCAATAATCCCATTCATTTTTCTAATCCTCCTTTATTCTTCGCTGACAGAAAAACCAGCATATGCAGCAAGTTCTTCAAAAGACATGCCTTGTTCTGGACTTTGAATGACGTCATTTCCGTCAATCACCAAATATGAATTGTGTCCAATCTTTTTAAGGCGTAAATGTTCATCTTTCAATGATTTCTTTATCATCTGTGTTGTAAGAATTGGCTGTACATTTAATGCGCTGTCCCTACCAAAAGAGTTTTCTCCATACTCAAACTCAACAATGTCATTTTCATCTAATGTCTTACGACCTTCCATATTTACAATATTGGAGTAATGTACGAATGCTTCCCAACCTTCTTTACTTGTAATAAATCCCCAACCTTTACTGTTGTTAAAAAATTTTACTGTACCTTTCATTTGTTAATCCCTCCGTTTTCTAATAATTCTCTTTAATAGGATTGATAGCACATTTTTCTGTGAATCCATCAATCAGCTTATCAAAACAATCACAACAAATATCCAAATCAATCATGCTTCCATCATGTTTACTGCCATATCCGACACGATCATGGATGCTAATAAGCATCTGATTTTCAAATACTTGCTCTACTGTCTTTCCCACATATGTTACATCTTGTTAATCCTTTTGCCATTGGTAAATACTTCCTTTCTTCTGTATAAGGCAGGAATGAGAAAGTATCTCGTGACTTCCTTTATCGTTCAAACTGAATGACCTCTAATATATTGTTCTCTCTTTATGCCGACCATTTTTCATTGAGATCTTCATACAACTGTTTTGTGACAGTTTCCATATCTACACCATCACTAAGTTGCAATGTCACGTCTATATCGTCATAGCAGTAACAACTTGCTTTCCCGATGGAAATGAGCAGTTTATTTTCTGCAATTTTTTCATACGAAAAATCAATCGTATCGGCAAATATGCCCGAATTGACATAGAACTCCAAATCTTCCTTGAATTTTTCATCAGATATTGGTTCTTTCATACCTTCATCATGGTTTACTACTGCACTTGTAACTGATACAAGATTGTCTGTGATTGCTTTTAATAATCTGTTTGCTGTTGTCTTTCTCATAATATATGTTCTCCTCACTTCTGTATTTTTCTGTTATGCAAATAGTGTCTATCTATTGCCTATATATACATTCTCTGTTATCTATCTGCATTTTTAATTACTAAGCATTTTCAACTTATCTCGTCTTGATAACTTCTTAGGCTTCTGTTTTTCCTCCTTTTCAACCACAATATCATCTGAAAAATCCAAATCTTCTAACTCATTAGATTTAATTGCTTTCGCAGCATTGATTCTTTCATCATGTTTCTGCTTTGCAATCTCCTTAATACTGTTAAGATGGTCAAATGGGAATGATAAACCGGATATAGCAGTAATAGTTTTGTCACTTCCATGGCCTTCAAATGTTCGCCTTGGAATACCAACAATCTTAATAATATCGTCCTTGTTAATCTTCTTAGCAGAATTGATGATGCCGATATATTCACACTTTCCATCACTCTGTATTGGTGCAAAGATATTGTTCGTTGTAAGCATTTCAATAACCTTTTCTGCACTTGCTTTTTCATTTCCTAAAACAGATAACACCATACTTCCATGTGTGCTTAAAATAGTCCTCTTTTCCTGTTCGTCTACATTTCCTAACTCCGATACAGAATTGTTTGAAAGAAATGTGTTAAGCATTGTGGTACAGATACTATTGATTGTCTGCTTGTTGCCACTGTTATTGTCAAGGAACATAACAGAACCCATATTTTCAATTTCAAGTAATTCCTGGCAGCACTTATAACTGTTTACATGAAAATCAAAATCTTCGTCTTTATCTGGAAGTACCACGATTGCACAAATAGTCTTGTCCGTTTCCTCAACCAACATATCAATCAATGCTGTAGAAACTCCGCTACCTGTACCACCTGCACTTGAAAAAATCACATATACAATAGATTCTTCAAGGGCAGAGATTTCATCTACAATATCCATATTTTCAGCAAGTGCCTTCTCTGCTAATGCACGATTACCAGCACACCCATTAAACCCTTTTAAATGTCTGATATTCTTTGCACCTTTAATAGCTGATTCATCCTGTGTACTTGAATTGATATGGATTGTTGTATATCCTAATTTTTCAAGGCAGAAGGCTATATTTGTTCCTGCACCACCTACACCAACTATTGCTACATCATTTACTAAACCTCTATTGCTCATTGCCTTTTCCTCCATTCCACTTAATTGTTGTTAATCCTTTTTCTGTGATAAAATAGGTAAATTCTAAATGGTCTTTAATACCTTTCTCCATATATCCATCTTTTACCAATGTTCTTACACGCATTACCAAATTGTGCCTTGTAGTAAGTAAATCGTCCTCACCATAAAATGTATTGATCTCGTTGATTGTCATACCACATAATTCATCAAAGCATTTTTCCTGTGCAAGAATCTTCATTATATTTACATCAAGCCTGTTAATAGATAAACTCACTACTTCGCACCTCCCTTCTTTTTGTTATCCATAAGCTGATTACAAACCTTTTTCAGTTCTTGATACTGAAGGTCTGTTGCAATATCCTTGCTATCGCTCTTATCAATTACCGAAAATTTTCCTTTATTTAATGAGCTCTCTTTGATTTTGTAACCAATCTTACCCATTTCACATTTCAGCCTCTTAATATAATTCTCCTTGGCTTTCTGTATCTTAGGTTTCTTTATCAGCTTGTAATAATAGTTGCGATACATATTACTCAATATCCTGTCTGGTCTAATGGGATGAGGTACAGGGTGTCCTTTTTTATTCTTCTTGAATGCATGTACCTTAAATTCCCATTCGTAGACTAGCAAATCATAATCTTTAGGATATTTTTCTTTAAAAGAACTGATAAACTCTTTCTCATTCAATTTCTTTGCATCTATCAGCTCATTAAATAAATCCGTTACTTTCTTGCTCAAATCCGCAATATAAATTTTTCCGTATGCCATTTACACCATCCTTAATTTTGTGCTTTACAATATTTTTTTCCTAGTTCATCAATGTAATATGTACTTGCTAATCCATCTACAAGACCACACTTCACATATCCTTGCTTAGTCATTTCCTGCAAATGTCTATAAGCTGTACTGTACGACTTCCTTTTTGCTACTGAAATATCTTCTAATATCTGTGAGATATTCATTGCTTTTAATGAATTATCCACATTTTTCTCATTCAGCAACATCAGGATTTCATAATCAAACTTTGTCATTGCTTTCCACACCTCCTTGTCCCTCGTCATTAAATGCTAAAAAATATATTGGCATTCTGCCCTCCATATACTTATTCGCCTTTTGAAAAATGATTTTTCATAATAGAATACATAAGTCTCACTCTGATTCCTCTTATCATGTGCCTCTACTTATTAATACACCTCTTACAAACGAAATTCCCCCGTAATACAGAATTTCTTATTAAGTTGTCAAGGTACTGTGTTTCTTCTATATAAATGTGTTTGGGAAATTAGCATTAGCAGACAGCTAATGCTTGACTAAAAGATTTTTTCATGATAGTATTTTAGATACCAATATGTGTGTCAAGTTTACCAGACTTGTCACATTACCATGAGCCTTTAGCATTGGATGTTACCAGCATCCAGATTGTTGCTATTGGCTTTTTCTTTTATGTACCAATCACTTTTATAATTGCATTTGAAATACGATGTAATGTGTCTTGAAAACCTTTGTATCTCTCTTGCATGGTCTTACTATATCACCGCATGTACATATTGTCAAGTTGTTTTATTGAATATGTACATGTTTTATCATTTTATGTATTTACAGGCTTGTTGTTTACATATCTATCTTTTTACATTATAATATGTACATATCATTTAAGGAGGTAATTTTTCATGTTCCCTAAAAAAATAAAAATAACAGACGAACTAATACAGTTAATTATAGATACAAGAAAAGAACATAATTTGACAGCATACCAATTATCAGAAAAAATCGGCAAAAACAAATCATGGCTGCCGAATATAGAAAATAGACGTACAAAAAATATTTCACGAGACGATCTTATATTGCTATTTAAGGATTTTGCAAAAGAAGAGAATATGGATGCAGAGGAATTTGTTATCAAATATTTATCTCCAACCGCTACGGTAGAATTAAATGATAATGTTTCTGTTCCTAATCATTACCTGCAAAATTCAATGGGTATTTATTCCCCAGATCATGATATGCTGCATATATCTGATGAAGAACGGATCAAGAGAATGGAATATTATATACAGGATAAACCATATGAAGTTGATTTAATGCGTCTGAAAAAGAATTTAAAGGATTTGTCAGATACAATCATAGATGAATTTAGTTACTGTGAAACACCAGACGATAGAAGAAATATGATCAATTTGGTAAAAACAATGCGAGTAAACTTTCAAGGTGAATTTGCTTATACTCAAAAATTATACCAGTTCCCTTTATTCCACGGTGATGCCGAAACATGTTTTGGAAAAACTGTTGGAGAAGATTATTTGCAGAAAACCAATAGTAATATTGAAAGTTTTTCTGCAAAACAAAAATTGTTATATTCGTATGCAGACATATGTAGCGACATAAACTTTGAAGAAGGAAACTATAATCTATTTGTTGATTTAATACTCATAAATGAGAAAACCGACATTGAAAAGTTAGATGATGTTCTTTTCGGATTTGAAAGTTTCATATATGAATTACATGAATATCTTTTAGCTGCCAAAAATGAAGCACTAATAAATCATCATCCATGTAAAATTAACTTCATAAGGTTATTTGAACACATCATTAAATCCTTGAATGATTTTATTAGTAATGTAAAATTAGATTACCATTTTGAATATACAATGCCGACACAGGATACCGATATAGATGAATTGATTAAAAAATGCTTGGAATTAAATACTATTACTTATGGAATAAAACAAGCTATACGAAACAAAAAGCAGTAAAATTCCACATGAAATTGTTCTTTCATTTTTGGTGCAAGAAATGCATTATATAGTGCTTTTATTTAAGATTTTATACTATATATTGTGTATTTATTGACAAATATAATAAAACCAGAAAAAATCTGTGGCATTTTCCACAGTTTTGCATCTCATATTAATTTATCAGTATATTACGCAAATTAATTTCTTCTGTATAAGCCATCGGATTAGTTTATTTCTGATGGCTTATATATGTATGAGTTTCTTCTTATCTAATAGTATTGATGGTTATGTCAATAGTCACATATAATTTCCGAACCAGTTTTCCTATAAAATTCTTCATTTTTTTTTCATCTACATGCCATAAAAATGCCATAAAGTTCAACACTCTTAGATTTTTATTACAGTAAAAAATGCTCGAATCATAGTTCGATACATACCTGTACTTTCTATGTGTATATGTATTAAGTCCCTTCACAAAAAAGCTAAAAAATCAGCATAAATCTTATTATTCCCCTGATTTTCTTAAACTTTTCGAACTCATCATCTTTTTGATTAAGGTTTATGTATCAGTTTGCAATTTTTGAATTTTCTTACAGAATTTTCTTACATTTTCATACTACAATCTAATCTTATCGAACTCCCTAAAAAGTGAAAAAGCCATCGCATAACACGATAGCTTTTCCTTTTCAATCAACCAACATATTTAGAAAGTTTTCCTAAATACCAATTTTATTATACAATCAATTTGACTTATTTTCCATATGTAAATTTCAGAAGTTATACCGCAACTTTCTCACAGACATAATCATCATCTTTTCCGAAAAACAATTCATTGCAGCACTCTGGACTATTATGATCCCAAACTCTAATAGTTCCGTCTGCATCCTGTATAATCCAATTATCAGGTGTCTCATGATTATATTTCAAAATAAAGAAATCATACATTTCTGTCTCATTAGAAAGTAACGCATACTTTCCTTGAAAACAATCTGTATATCCTACTTTCTTTTCTGGATCTGTTTCTTTTCTATGTAATACTGGCATTGGTGCTTCATATACTACTGCTATTTCTGTAGGTACACCATTCTTGTTAATATACTGCTTGTGATCTGCATTGATATAATCCCATGCTTCCTGTTCTGCATCAAAGAACTTCATGCCCTCATGTAGATTGTTTTCCATATCATGTTTTGGTTCATTCTGCATATATACAACCCATCCAGTTTCCATACCAGGCTGATACTTTGTTGCTCTAACTGGCTTAGCCTGATATACTTTTGCATTTTCTTCAAAAATATTGTTCAATTTAAAACTGTTTGTCTCCATAATATTACTACTCCTTCCTTGTGAAAATATAACCTTATACAGCAGAGTAAAAAGCATCCTCAAATTTTTCCAACTGTTCAGATGTAAGAATATTTTTCAAATCCTCTTTGCAGTTTTCACACGCTTCTCTCTTTATTCTGTTGCTTTCAATAATATCTTGCATTGTTATAGCCATTGCTTCACCTTCTTTATAATCATTTCCTTTGTTGGGAAGATTCCTCCATATACCACTTCTGGTCTAGGATTTTTTGGAAATTTCTTTCCATCGCTTGTTATATTATTTTTGTCTGTTAAGATAATCTCATCATTCATTTGTTATTACCTCTTCACTTATATAATGCACCTTTTAGATTATGTTTTCCCCTTTTTGTGGTAAATTTATTTTCTCATTTTTTCCTCGATGATACTTTTACCTATTATGAAAAACCAATATATTGCTAATGGTATGAGAATCAAAAGGATTTTCATTGTTACATTTTCCACAATCAGAGATGCGACCAAACCGCACGCCCATACAACCATGCTTATATAGAATCCATATGTAAAAAATTTCAATTTTCTCTTCATTCTAATACCTCTCGTTCTTCCTGATTTTCTCTAACTTTTCCTTCTTTTGATTTTTATATCTTACCCTTGCTCTCGGTCTATATTTGTTACAGCGCTGGCAATAATGAACGTGATCCGCTTTTCTACCTTTGGTGCAAAGTCCGGCACAAACATAGTATAAGCAAGGTGTCTGTCTATCTGTTGCCATTATCCATGACCTCCTCTCAATTCTTTAAGCTGAGATAACATTGTCGTTTTATCTTCATCGGCTATTTCCTTATCAAATAAAAAGATCTCACCCAACTTTTCAGTGTATGGAATTTCCAATGCTTCCAGAATCTTTTCCACTGTTGCTACTTCTATCCTATTTATTTGAATTGATTTGTTTTCGCCACTGATAAACACTTGATCTATTTCTTTGTCGTATTCAATTTTTATGCTCATCTTGAGTCTCCTTATTTAATTCTCTACAGTGCTTTCCGTAAATTCGATTCCTAAGAAATTCAACAACTCTTCCATCTTGTCAATTTTTAGCATGTTGATTTTGATTTTTTCGCCTGTATCATCATTTACAAGAAATGCTTGTGTAATTCCTTCCTCTACTCCTAATTGTTTCTTCTTATGATATATATACAAATCAATTCCGCAAGCTACCAATAACACCATTAAACTGATAATTGGTAATTTAATGTCGATTATAAGTAAAACTGCAAGTATTACACCGCTTAATATCCATGCAGTTAAGGATATATAAGAGTAATAGGTATATGCTTTCAATTTCTCCGCATAGCTTTTCATATCATTATTTTTTTTACTTTTAATCAGGGTTACTGTACCTCCTTATTAAGTTCGTTGCATCTGGTTTCTGCTTCTTCCTGTGTGGGGAATAGCTTCTGATCTGTATAGTCGCTCCTATCAGCAAATCCATATTTCACAACTGTTTTCGGTTCGTTGTGGTGTCCACCAGTGTTAAGCAGATAATTATATACCTTGATATTAGTAATGGTGTCTTTATCAGCTAATTGATATATTTTTCTCTTTCCGTGTAATCGACCAGTGCCAAAACATTTATCACATGAGAATCTATTACCATCTACAATAATATGTCCTTCTCCATTACAAGCTGCACATGGTTCTTTTGACCTTGCTTTCTGGATGATATAGACCTCTTGACCGATGTTGAACTTTGTTTCTATATTTATTTGCATTGTATTGCCCCTCTTTCTTGTGTTGTTTTTGTGTAATAATACCTGTTACATCTAAAAATTGCTTTCTATTGACGATAAGCCATTTTGGGGCTTAATTCCTTATTTATGCCCTATATAGTAGGCTTTTTCAATGTCGTAAGTTAACGCACTTATTAGTGTACGCATTTTCAATATTACTCACTACATAGGAATGATTCTCGATATAATTTAATCCCTATTAATTTGGTAGGTTATCGCAATTACTAAACATTTTTGCTTAGTAAATCAAGTGTTTTCGTTGTACACGATATAGTGTACGATAACCAATTTATTCATTCTTTTTCATTTCTGCGTTATATTCCGCTTCAATATCATCCATAATATCACGCAAATTTTCCTTTGCTCCCTTTAACCAATACAGATTATCATTGGCAAGAATTGGTTTTCCTAACTCATACTGCTTTTCGATCTTATCCATCATGTACTTAATTCCAGTCTGCATACCAATTTGAAATCCTAAGTTAAAAAGCTCCTGTCTGTTCTCTGCGTTCTCCTGTGATCCGTTCATCATCTTATCCATCTCCTTTGACATTTCTCTCATAGCTTCAATAAACTTTTCCATATTCAATTAACCTCCATTATGTGTAAATTATCAGCAATACAGCAATTATGCTTCCTATAACAATTTGCAGTATAGTTTGCTTTGTTATTGGTTTCGGTTCTTTGTTCACTCAACCGCTCCTTCCTTTTGTGTCCTACATATATACAATGCACATTTTGAAAATGATTTTCCCCTCCTTACCAGAAAATTTATAATAATTCGCTCTTTTTCTTGATTTGCTCTAAGTTAGGGTTCAAATACTTCAATGTGGTTTTTATACTTGTATGTCCTGCTTGATTTGATACCTCATTGATGCTATATGCTCCACTCTCCAATGCGTTATAACAAAAGAAGTGTCTAAGCATATGCGGATGGATATGGTAGCCATCAACACTAAATTCATCAAATACTTTATTGATAGTGGACGGATTCAAAATCTTCCCTTTGCTGTTATGGAATAAATAATCTGATTCCACATTATCTGATCTCTGATATTCCCTTATAGCAGAGATAACCTTTGAATTGATAATAACAATTCTTTGTTTTTCGCCTTTTCCGTCTGCTACTCTGATCTGGCTTGCAGCAGTGTTTACATCTACCTTTTTCAAATGCAATACTTCTGATATTCGTAAACCGGCATAAGCCATAATGGTAATAATGGCATAGTTCCGTTTTGCTGAACATCCTTCAGATTGCAACACTCTTTGTCTGAACTCTTCAACTTCTTTTTTCGTGATATTAGTAGGACTAATTATCTCCGCTTGTACCTTTATCAAGTCTGCTTTGCTTATTACAATGTTATCTGGTTGCATCAGCTCATTATATTTAATGAGTGCGGATAACTTTGCATTGATGGACTTCGCATTTAGATTCTGTCCTGTCCTCTTACAAGTTTTCACATTCTTCAAATAACTTTTGTATTCCAGAATATTTTCCCTATACAGCTTTTTAAATCCTACATCACCGAAGCTGTCATTAAACCATCTAAAAAATTCCTTTACCGATGCAATATATACTTTGATTGTCTTTTCGGATTTTCCCTCTAAGTGCATCTTGTTTTCAAAATTCATTATCAGTTCATCCATAAATACACACCTCCCAGAAATTTTATTGAATTATTATTTTGCATATTTTCAGAAATTTTATTGAAATTTCTTTTTGCTTCCTACTTACTAATACACATTTTTTCAGTAATATTCCCCTTATATTGAAAAAATAATTGAGGTCATTTTTGCCTTATTCCTTGTATATATTCCGTATCTCCGTTATACTATATAAGGAAGGAGTTGATTTACATTTACATTGAGATTCATAAGCCGAACCGCTTCAAAGATATGCTACATAAGATTCAGTCTAAACTGGAAGATATGTTATTTTCCATTTTACAACACACACCAGATAAATTCATTCCAAAATCCCTTATGCGTTGGTTTGAGAAATACACCAACAAACGACTTGCACAACTGAAAAGTGATGTAATCCGCAAACGCTGGCAGACAATAGAATTAGAAAAGGCTGTTGATAATATCCACCAGAGACAGCAGCCATAAAAATAAGAGGTCTTTCTTCTATATATAATATAGTAGATTTACCTCTTTTTTGTTTGAACATCTGTTCCCTTTATGCTATACTGTTATTGTGTAATTGAAACGAAAGCAGGATGTGATTTTCCGATTATTAGATGCCCTCTAGTTTGCAAAGGAGGGTGATGCCCTATGAACACAATGGAAGTTCTTACACTTTTATTAGTCGTTTTTGCGGCTCTGTCTTACATAGATAATCATAATAACAAAAAGAAATAGCATCCCACACCGTCCAAAGTTTAGGATGCTATTCTTATAAACATTTTAACACTGAGGGCAAATCGGAGTCATATCCGATTCACTTTCTAAGTAGATTATACACTAGGGCATTTGAGAAATCAAGTGCCCTTTTTAATTATCCTGTGATTCTGTGTCTGCCTTGTCACGCTCACAAATACTTTCATAAGATAGCTCTGGATTCAATTTCACTTCCCACTCAATCAAATCTTGTGGCTGACATTGTAAAAGTTGGCATATATCCTCAATGGTTTTTGTTGATACATCACCACCAGCAAACACTCTTCCCTTTTTCACATTATCTTCTTTTTCATTGTATTCTTTTATATTATTTTCAATCTCTTCCCATGAATTGCCACTACACATTTTCATTTTAGTAAGTATTCCCTGCGGAATTAAGCCTTTTTGCCTTATAATATAGGTTGTTATCCCTTTTTCTTTTAATTTCTGCATCAGTTTATTATAATTTATCATTAACATATCTCCATTCAAATATTCATTGATTTCTGTGTATATTCTAACACTCCTTCCCTATTTTTTCAAGGTCAGCAAAATTCACACGATACAGGATAAGATCAGTTTATGTACTGCTTTCCATTTCCACGGCTGTTTTATTTTCTTTTCCATCTGGTACATAAAAATGTCATTGATTCGATCCTCAAATAGTTCCGGTGCAATATTTGATTTGAATTGATTACATGGCAAGCAAGTACACTCTAAGTTAGAAACATCATCTACACCGCCCATTGATAAGGCTATATGATGATCTAATGACATTTCAGAAAACAATATTTTCCGTCCGCATAACTGACAGCGACCATCATATTTATTGTATATTAGTTTGCGTGTTGCCTGTGAATACTTCTTTCTCTTAATCCTGCCGTTGTTTCTTCTCTTTACATTTCCAATTCCGTTTTTCTGTTCCTGTAGTTCAATTTTCTCTTCTGGTGTCAAATGCTTCCATATTACATGATTAGTAAATGTGTCATATACATAATAACCATCTGTCTTTATCGGTGCATGGTTCATATACCGAATAGCTTCTTTTATTGTGCTATACTGTAAAGCCTGTGTAACATCCTTTGTTTTTCTATGTTTTCCATTCTGATTCAGATATATATAATAGTTTCCATTTGTGATTACTATAGCCATAATATCAACCTCTTTTCTGTTAAGGACAGCCTTATTTCAGACTGTCCCATCCTTTACAGTTCCCTTTTATCTTTCATCCGTGAAACAAATTGTTGTCGCATTGTCTCCTGGTGTTTCGGAGATTCGATTTGTAATAATCCAAATTCTGCCTTTTGAGGTATTGTAAGCACCCATAACATATAAATCATCTGGATAATTCAAAGCATCCTCATTTGTCTGTTTGTCTTCTGTGTTCATGTCTCCCCAGTCTTTAACCGCAAATCTCTGTAATGCAACTGTGACCTCAATCGCAAATTTCTGTTCCGCTGCCATAAGATCATTGATTGATCTTGTAGTTACTACCTGTCCCATATTGAAAAATTTTGATGTAATCATTTCGCCTTACCTCTCTTTCTTTTATATCAAGCCAATCATACAAGCCATTTTGTACAATGGATTCTTTGCAAGTTTCCGCATATGCTCCGCTTTCTGTTTGGCTTTGCGTTCCATCCTGTCCATAAATGCCATCTGATTATCAAGTTCTGTATATTCCAACATTTGCGTTGGTGTCAGTGCATTATATGGTGTTTTAAGACTTCTATCTATAATCTGGTTTCCGTCTGCTGTTGTGATGATTCTAAAATTAAACATATTGTTTTCCGTCCTTTCTATGCTTCCATTACTTCTGTAACAATTCGCTTTACCTTGTCAAACTGTTTATATGCTCTTTTCTGTTTGATTCCGTGATTATCCGCTATTTCCTTTAGTGAATAGCCTTCTACCTTGTCAGAAAATATTTTCTTTTGTTCTTCTGTCAATCCGTTTTCAATCTGCTTTACCATTTCCCTATATTCCATATTAGAGGCTGTTTCCATTGTGGAATGATTAGAAATATTCATGCCCATTGAATCTAAACTAATGTTTGATCCGACTCCTGTACTTCTCTTTTGTGCTTTCTGTTTTCTAAAGTGAACAAATACCGCCCTTTTCATGTACATATAGGAAACCGCTTCAAAACTGCATTTCGCTTGTAATTGCGGATCATTCAAATACTTTTCTACTGATAACAGGAAATCAAACACAACAATATCAAAAAATTCTTCTGCATCCAGTTTTAACTTCTTCAGAAAGTCCATGATTAGATGGTAATTCTCTTCTGAAAACTTGCGTTCTTCCCTTGTCAATGGTCTTAATTGCTCTTTATTTTCCATGCGATAATCTTCTTTCTATTGGTGGCAAGTGTGCCATTTCTGACACACCGCCCAACTTTGTCATTGATTAAATACTAAAAACCTCTTTGAAGATTTTTCTGAACTTCTCAATGTCGTTATCTAAACCCCAACTATACAAACCGTCATCATTACATCCGCCATACATCTTCAATGTGGTTCTTAAAATCTGCTTCAATGTATGTCCCTCAATCAGCATATCTAATTCAGTTTTTCTAATATCGTTCTCCCATGCTTCACGCTCTGTACATTTTCTGTAAAATTCTCTATATAATTCTTTTAAAATTACCTGTCTTTCAACATTTGTATATGGGTCAATCAGTTCAAATTCAAAAATTTTTTCTTCAAAACCATCATCAAGTAATGCATCATAACTAAATAAACCATTCTTCGGACGATGTTTTTCTCTGTTCATATCTCGTAAATAATTACTTCTTGCACTGTCAAGTGTTCTGAAAAATATCTGCTCAAATTTAAGGCTCTGTAACCTCTCATATTCATGATATTTTTTCACCGCATTCAGATATGGGATAATTAAAATGTCGTACCACTCTTCTGGAGCTAGTCTATGTATTCTCATATAGCGATACATTAAATTGTGATGTTCTTCTGCAAAAACTCTTTCTTCCTCTGTTAATGGTCTGATTGAATAATTCTTGTTGTTAGCGTTCATAATTACTACCTCCTAAAATATGTATTTTGATTGATTGATTGATTTTGTACGACTACTATTGAGCCGATAGGCAAGTTGTAATTGAATACCACGGCTTGACCGCTTGCCTGGATGGTATCGGGTGGATTGCTCCACCCTTTGCCCTGTTGATTGCTAACCACTTATTACTTAATTCGTAATACGCTGTATGTCGTTGTTTTGGTGTACTCTTCCAGACTTCCCAAATCTTCCTCAAGTCTTTTCTTGTCAAGCGTTGCTCTTGTCTGTGACTTATAGGTAATTTTTGCCGTGTCTGTAAGTTCTTCTGTAAGGTTGTTTTCATTCATATAAGAAATAACCTCGGCTTCCAAAGCCTTTTCAATGTTGCTTGCTTCCTCAATCATTGTTTTGTACTTTCTGATTTCTTCAACCTTTGCTTCTAATTCTTTTTTTGTCATAATGACTACCTCCTTAAATATGTTTGATTGATTTTGTGTAGGTCTGTTTTGTTTGACCTTGTAACTGTATTATACACAGATATCTGTGTATAGTCTATTGGCAATATGCACAAATATCTGTGAATATTCTTGTTGATTTTGTACACACTCTTTTGTGTATATTTTATTGACTATACACATTTTTCTGTGTATAATATAGTTATCAAATCAATCAACAATATATTTTTAAAGGAGGTTTTTCTATATGAAATATTTTAAGAATGTAGAAACACTGGAAGAATTAAGAAAACAGTACAAAGAACTATTAAAGAAGTACCACCCAGACAACCCAAACGGAAGCACAAAGGCAACGCAAGAAGTCAATGCAGAATATGACAACCTTTTCAAAGTGTTAAAGGATAGGCACGAACACAAGACAGAGCAGACAAGCGACGCCGACAAAAAGAGCTATGATAATATGAAGTATGATTTTTCAGAAGATGAAAAGTTAAGGGAAGTTTTACAAAGTATTATCACATTGCAGAATATCAATATTGAAATAGTCGGTTGTTGGATATGGGTAGATGGCAACACATACGAACACAAAGACACTTTGAAGGCTTTAGGGTTCAAGTGGGCAAGAGAAAAAAAGAAGTGGTATTTTCATACTGAATCATTCAGAAAAAGAAGCCACAAAAAATTATCTATGGACGATATACGGAACTATTACGGAAGTACAGAAGTACAGACGGAAAAAGTCAAGAGGATAAAAGAAGCCTAAAAAAATAAAAGTGCAGTCTTTATATATGACTACACTTTTATTATATATTTTTACTATGCAAAATATGGGTGGGGTATATTTACATTTTAGAATAGTTTAGTATCGTTTAAATAACCTATAGTAGATGTATTCACATGTTACTATTGTTTTAGCAGACTATCGAACTTGATTTAATTTTTAGTATAATATAGCGTGTCAGGGGGTAGTAAAAACCACAAAAAGACTTTATTTTTCTCTCCCGTCATATAGTTGGTTGTTACACATACCGACTGACGATTTCCACCTTACCGATATTTTCCGCAGTAAAATTCCTATAACCACCTATAAGTACACTCTTACGATATTTTAAGGTAATCCAAATGCAGTCCCCCACAAAAACAACCCCATATCCTTAGAGAAAATCAATAGAAATCGCACCAAATCTGCTTCATAATACATCATAGGTAAACTTAATCAGCTACGCAATTACAAAGCCAATTTGATCTCAAAATCGCTTATTTTTGCAAAGGATAATAGCCTATAACAGGGAGGGGGTACACTTAAGTCACAGGGATTTAAGTACCTAGCTATATACCGGGTACTGAAAAACTATGGCAGAAATAAGTACCTGTCAGCCTGCGCCTATACCCATAATTTACGTTATTTTATTATACCAGAGTCATAAAATCAATTGCAAAATCCTCTCCCCCTAACGTAAATGCACCATAGCAAGTTATCGTCTATGCAATTTTTATCCAGAATTTACACATAGAATAAAGGAAATATGAGAAAAAAGGGACTACTACATTTGGTAATAGTCCCTGTAATTCTGCTTAGTTGTTTAAATAGTATGTAATTTTATCTGGATCAACTATTTCTTCTTTTTTTGTACATTTTGTATATTCATTATATGATGTTGTACTATCAAGATAGTCGGTATATCCAGTTATTTGTGCCAGACCAAAAAACGGATCTTCGAAATCTGAAGTTATTCCAAAACATGATGTCTTATCTAACGTTCCTCCAAAACTATTTGTTCCAGAATATTCAACAAGCACCCAATAAAAATTCTTTTTATCAAGATCATTTTTTACTGTGACCTTTTGTACTTCAAAACTATCTTGATTTTTCATTACAGATTTAATATTCTTACATGCTGCTAAAGCTGCCTCTTCTATATCTGTCAATTTCATTAAATTCTCTAATTTACTAGAATCAATATACTGCTGAACATTAGAATCTAACAAATCAACCTCTTCTTTTAATTCGACAATTTCATTAAACGGACTAGAATCGCTAATTTTATTAATTTTTTCAGAAATCTTGTTAACTTTCTCTAAATCAATCCCTTTCAAATTACTTACTACTTTCCAATTACCAATCTCAGTTTTATCGGTATCTGATAATGAATTATAGTCGGAAATAATTTGATTATATGCATCTTGAGATGGTAAGTTGCCTTTTCCAATTTCCTGAATTACTTCATTTATAGAAGTTATCTTTTCTTGCTTTTCTTTATTTCTATAAATAAATACAATAGCAGTTGACACTATCACAAGAACTATAATAGCAATTGCAACAATTAAAATCACTTTTCCCCTCTTCTTTTTTATTGCAAATCCGCATTCAGGGCACACCTTTGCATGATCTGAAATTTCTTTACCACATTCAGGGCACTTAATCATAGCCATAGCTCATATTTCTCCTCTTCTTATTTTTTTCATAACTATAAAGCTTCACACTTTCATTATATTCGTTTTTGCGAAGACATTCAAGTAAAAGAATACAAAGTACACTTGTTTCATATACTAGCGAAACGGAGGTGCTATGATGATTGACTATTCACCATTTTGGAATACACTTGAAAAATCAAGTGAAAACTTGTACACACTTACAAATAAATACCATATGTCACACAGCACACTCCACCGATTGAAACACAATAAAGATGTATCTACCAAGACACTTAATGATCTATGTCGGATTCTTGATTGTGATATTTGCGATATTGTCAGATATATTCCATCTGATACAGACCAACCATTATAATAAATTACAAAGCAACAAATGTACTTTCATCATTTTTTGTATCAAACATCCACACATTCCCAGAATCACTTACTAAATTACTTATTTTTGAAATCTCATGTATTGTATATTTTGAAAAATCATCAGGATATTGTTTTATGTTTTTGCATAAAATATTTGCACATGTTTGAAAGTCACAATCATTAGGATGAAATAACATCATTGAAACTGGCTTTAAATCTATATGTTTTTTCCTCAATGTAACTGCAAACAATTTTGCTTTCCTATCTACAGTTCTTCCTGCAACCAAAAAACAAGCATTACTATTTGCTATTAGTTTTGCCCATTCAGTATCCATATTGATAATTGCATTACACATCGAATATATATTACTTGCAAGATCATTAACAAACCAATTTTGATAACCTTGCATATCTTTATAGCACTTCATAAAAAAAGATTGTGCTCCATAGTTTCCAGCAAAAACTACAGCCGTATTATTATTAACCACTTCTATTTTTATATCATCATCCGATATGAATTTACCCTCTGCATCTGTTATTCTATTGTCCGCTGCTAAATAAACCTTCTTATCCATAACATATCCAAATATAACACTCATTTTTACTTCTCCCAACATTATTGATTATATGCTCCATTTTACCATATCCACCAACAAAAAAGTAAAAAAAATAGGGCATATCAGATAAACTAATATCCAATATACCCTACATAATTAAATACATATTATATAATTACTAATTCCATCCATTATAACCTTTCGATTGCAATTACCAATTCATTATAATATAAAAGCAATTTATCTAATATCTTCACATATTGATCCACTTCATCCAAAAGAGATATGTTATCTTTTCCAACATCTTTGTTTTCACGTAACTGAGCAATCTCATTCGGTAGTTCCAGGAGCATTTTCTTTAATTCTTTATACTTTGAATACTTTTTTTCAATTTCTTCTCTACTCTTTCCGTAAAGAAGATTATTTATTTTTTCTCTACAAATCAATGTTAACCAATCTGCTGTATCAAAAAAAGCTCTATACTCATGCCCTAATGCTTTAGTCATGTTTTTTTGCATATATAAATCAGAATCTTTTACTTTGTTTATTCCTTTTCGTGTCGCATATACTCTAATCACATGATCGTATGCATCCCTATGTTCCTTCAATGGTTGTAAAAATAAATCCCCTTCGGTGGCTAATTCTTCAGCCAACAGCAAATAGTGTTTGGTAAATAAATGTATCTTGCAAATATCATTCCAATATTCTTCAAACTTCATACCTATTTTTAAGGCAACTCAACAGAATAAGCTTTTGCCTTTCTATCCTCCAAACTTGTTTTTGATAAAATATTTCCTTGTGCCAAACGAACAGACCCTCTATTCTGAATGGATATTCTATTAATTCTTGAATCACTTATATTTTCATATTTCAATTCCTTCATATCGCTACTAAACAATTCCGATGGAAATTCGTATTCAACTTTATCTGCTGCATTCATATTAGATATAAGAAGTTGCATAATTGGAACAACACTAACAAAAAACAATAATACCAATAATATAATTATAAAATAAATTATCAATCTTTTACCTCCTCTATCTTAATTTGTAATGGAGAACAACACATTAATGTAATTGCTGAAACTGCAAATGTTACAATAATAGGAAAATTCCCTTCATAATCCACAGTATAAATATATTTAAAAACACTCCAAACGGCAAATACAACTCCCCATAACACCATACCGATAATTGCACATACTAATTTAAGTGTTCCTTTTTTCTCATCATTACTAAAATAATCTATTGCTGTAAGTATGATAATAGTTGCTAAAATCCAAAGCACATCTCCCCTAAGACAAACCCCAATCCAGTATTGCTTAGTGAAGTTTTCATTTTTAGATAAATATACAATCATATCAATTAGAATTGGTAAAAAAGAAATAACTATTCCTAAATACCATAAAAGTAATGATTTTATATTTATTTTCTTTTTCTTCTTAATACTACATCTTTCAATTTTTCCATTGTACATCATTTGCCTTGCCTTCAAATTATTCATATATAAAAATTGTCTTGCATATGCAAGACAACCTAACAATACTGCCTCTACAGGACGTATGGATATTATAACTAATCCACCTATTTCTTAGACTATCTCATTTATAATTGTATCATCTCAATACATACTATGCAAGCACTTCTTTAGAATTTTCTAAGTAGCTTGTCCTTATTGTAACATACTTTCCAGCATTTTCTTTAGATTTCAACAATTTTTCTTTAAAAAACACTATATACTGTAGTTTTCATCAATACAACCACATCATTTTGTTATTTATTCATAATAAAACATACTATCCAATATATTTATCCATTCTCCTAATCTGTAATCTCAATCTTATAATTCAGCATACCTTCATACACATAATTTGGCACTTTGCCCTTACACTTTTCTGCAAGGTCACAAATATAATCAATCTTACCATCAATAAATCCAGTATGTGCTTCTTCCTCTGTGTCGAATACACCTATATCCACTTTCTTATTAAGAACATTTATTGATACTGAATATGTACCATCATCATTCTGCTGGATATTGCTTTCAATTCCTCTATCTTCAAATACTGTATTCAAGAAATGAGTCATAAATGCACACGTTTCTGGACTGTATATATTACCTTCCTTATAGAGAAGATCTTTGTCAAGATCAACCTTAGTTCCAGGAATGTAATGTGCATCAAACCATATCTTGAAATTTTGGTAGTTCTGCCATTCAATACAAACTTCCTTATCCATGTAATAAGGCTTTAATTTATGCACAACATCACTGTAGCACCTCTGGATCATATTCTTCCACTTGATAAATGAGTATGATTCATAATCAATATCTCCTCCTACATAACCTACACCTTCATAAGTTCTTTTATTGTACCAAGGCTTCCAATCATCGGGTTTAAACTCTACCGCATTGACATTCTCCATAATCTGTTTATCTGTGATTGTTCCGTCCTGTTCATGTACCCTCAAAATCTCATTGTATTGTTTATCTGTGACTGGGAATAAATGCTTGTAGTAATTATCCTTCATATCATTGTTCTTATGCCATACCATTGTATTGTTTTTCATGTCATAATTTACAACAAACATCTGAATTACAAGGCTACTGGCAGTTACTTTCTCCTTCCTATATCCCCATCTGTTCTTAGACTTGAAATAAACATTCCTATCTAATGTGTAGGTCAATTCCTTTGTTGTTCTTGAATATACACCTTTTACAAGTTGATATGTGCCATCATCCAACTTCTGAATTATCCTGCCATAATTGGAAGTCCATACAGATTTATAGTCAAATAAACGCACAAACACTTCATCTTTTGCAATATTCGGAATACCCGATTCCGACCTATACAATATCTGAAAATGGTATGGTTTCTTATATTTTCGTTTTATCCTCATAGACTTATCTTTATGATATATTTCCAAGCCATCCGACAGTCTTTGTTGATAACGCTTTTCTCGCATTCCTTCATTGAAGCACTCTTTACATACACATCTTGTATAATTATGGTTTATTCCAAACCTTTCTATTGGGAGTTCTCTCCCACATTTCTTACATATTTTTGCTGTATTGTTCATAATTTGATTTTTCCTTTCGATAATAGACTTGCTCCCATCGGAAGCAGTAAGAATTTTCAGAATCAGATTTGATTCTGGACATAATAAAAGAGTGCAAGTATTAACCTACACTCTTCTCACAAACAGTTTGATTTACAAACTCTATATTATTTTTTATGTGTCAATGGATCAGCCTCGCCCCATTCATCTGAACATTCTACAAAATCTTGCGGAATGTTATCAAATACAGATAAATCCAATTTATCAGCTTCCTTAAATTTACCATCTGAATCCAATGTTTCTATCGGCTTGTAATCCAACGACTTATTATATTTGCGACATTCTTCTAATAACTGCACGATTGCAGCAGGATTATTTTGATACCTTTTCGCACCATTACAAAAAGCATTGTATCTAAGTTTAATTGACCTTCTATCAATCTTCTCATAATCATCTTCACACTCAACTGATTCCACATATTTTTCAGCTTCTTGTATGACAAGTGAAGCATCCGCATATCTTCCATAGGAATTGTTGACTTTATGGTATGTTCCGTCAGTCCTACGTTTCCTATGCCTGTAAAGATATATCAGCTTCATTTCTTCTAATTGCTCCAAGTAATCATTCACAGTACGTTTACTGCATCCCCATTGTGAAGCCATATCGTCTTGTGACATATGCCATTCTTTCGTCTTATTATTGATTGTTCCAACCAAATCTACAAAGAATGTAAACAGATTAAAAGGCATTTTTGCATTAGTGAAAATATGTTGCATTTCCCATAATTCCACTACAACAAATTTCTGATTTTCAGTATCGACCTCTAATCCGTTATTAGAAATAATATAATTATCTCCATCCTGTTCAATTATTTCAATTATCTTTCTATCATTAAGAGACTGCAAAGCACCCTTGATATTATCAGCAATACTTCTATCTCGTCTTACTGTTCTTTTCAAAAAACTACCAGACAGAAAATATCCAATACCACTAACAGAAGTAATCAGATAATCTTGCTTGTTGCTATATAATCCATTCAAGGCAGCTATCACAGATAACTCTTTTGAATCTAAATCAATTTCCTTACTTATAAAAATCTTTAACATAATAATACGTTGTCCTTTCTCCTAAGTACCAAAAACGGCAAAAATTGCCCTTTTATGTAAAAACCTAAGTGTTCAAAACGTCAAAATTTGACGATTTCGGTACTGCTATTAAAGGAGATACATTTACTAAAAGAGATCCTTTTTATACCCCTAATGGGGTAATAACATCTACTTTGTATTATTTCTTTCTTCTTTGTACTGTTGGTCTAATTCATTGTACTTTTTGTTTATCAGAAATATAATAAATGTATTTCCTGTTTTCTCATGCTTACCACAGCCAATAGGTTTGATTCCATGCTTAAATAACCAATTACATTCATCTAAGTCATAGTTATAGTAAATTCCTTTTGACATCTATAAATCCTCCGCTTACTTTTAAATAATATTTATATAATATTCTCTGATAATGCTATGCAGATGATTTATGCTTTACTGATAAGCAGATAAAAGGCTCAACGATTATATGTTGTCCTATTCTGTGTGTTTCCTCCACACATCTATAAATTGCATTATACATTTTCCTCCTTTTTATCGAATCAGAGGTCAAGAAAAAGGTACGGCATAAATGACGCACCTTAATAGACCGCTATGTGCAGCAGTCAAATTTATTCAATTTCTCATTGAGAAATGTGCAGAATTGCACGTTAGATATTCTTGAACTCTGATACAGACTTTCTTTTACTTCCTGCCTGTTGGGAAATATCCATACATTTGTTTAGAATCGGTATATGTCTGCCGATTGTAATTCACTTGTTACCCTTTCCAAGAAACCACAATATATCATCATATGTACCGCTATAAAGTTTCTTGTTGTTATAAATCAAAGAATATTTAGCAAGATCAAGCAATCCTTTGGTTAGCTTGCCACTCTTATAATGTTTCAAATATGAACTTGTATTTACCGCAAAATAGCTACTTTCACGTTCCTCTAATATTGCATTAAGATTATTTACACATGATGTTCTGTATGCTTCTAAATCTTTAACAAAAACTGATATATTTTTTCTAACTGTTCCTTTGTGTGATTTCATAATTGCATACTTATTAGTGTATTCATCAATAGTTTTTTGCAAAATTTCATCAAGTTCAAGATATTCCCATACACAATTTTCACCATCTAATTTTGCTTGCGTTGTGGATTTAACTAAATGTCCTTTATACAACCTTAAACGCATATCCTTTTTAGTTTCTCTACTGAAATCTCCCCATTTTTTATACCATTCAGTCAGAATAAAACTCTTATTCGGTGTCATTGGTGCAGAACACATAGAAACCGTTAATGTTTCAATTATCTTTTTCTTCTCCTCTAAATCCTTAATCATTTTGAATCCTCCTTTATTTCATCTATTGCAACTCTGATATGGTTATTTACTATCTGAGATAACCTATCTATATTTAATTCTCCATATAGATTCAATAAATCACAAATATTTTCTTCTGTCAAAATTGCAATTCTATCTTTTAAATCAATCCTCTGTATCATTCTGGTTATCCCTCACAATCTCTGTAAGTCTTGAACCTGGTAATATCTTCACTATCTTATGTTCTTTTTCCATAATAGTTTTTCCATAAGGTGCTATATATCTTTTTCGTGGCTTCTTTGTTATGGTTTTAAGTGTGAATATTTCTTTCAGAAACATTGATTCATCCTCTTCAATTACATTAACCATAACTTCCTTAAAAGCAAGCAACATTTCTTTTATATCCTTCTTATAAAGACCTGTCTTATCGGCAATTCTGTTTACAATATCTCTCTGATTTACCATATATTCTATTTTCCTTCCTTTGATAGATTTTTACACGCATTATTCAGTTTTGTACCTGTCTTAATTTTCGCCTTATATCGTGCTGGAATATTGACTATTGATTGATCCGCTACATTCTTAATCTGCTTTGATTTATATAGCTGTGGATAGATAGTCATATAACCTTTTAATTTGATGCTATCACCTTCAGATAAAATATCTGCTACAGTATCTAAAAATGCTGTCAGAATAATATCTGTTGTCTCTGGCGATATAACCAATCCATTCTCATTTTCAACTCTTTCAATAATCCGTCTTACAATACCAGGCTTAATAATTTCTTCTTTCAA